TTATAGCTTGAATCCCTTGCTTTTCCTTTGCGGTTGTATAGGTCGTCGTATGTTCTGTCTTAACTTCCCGAACTGTTCCTTGAACCACTCGGCAATGGGCTTTCGGTCAATGGCAAGAACCAATCTCGTCCCGTCCGTGGGGTCTTTCAGCACTTGAAACCCTGCCTTTTCAGTCGTGAATTTCCGCTTGTGTTCCTCCGAATAGAGTTCCCCGGCATACTCCAATGGCTTGCCACTGACGAGCGTTACGGTCTGCCTTTCATCGAACCCGACAAGGCGGCATAGGTTTTCGATACGGAGCATTTCACGGAAATAGGGAAACCATGTCGCTGCCCTTGCAATTACCGCTTTCAGAAACGATATTTCCTCCTTGTGTTTCGCTTCCTTATCCGCTATCTCCCTGCCGTGCTTTTGCTGCATTTCCCGTATCTCCCGGCTGTGGTCTGCCTGCATGGTCTGTATCCTATCTTGCAGGGCTTCGATGGTTTCCTCGTGGTCGGCTACCTCCCTATGCAGGGCGGTGTTCTCCCTTTCCAGCGTCTTGACCTTGTTGCTGCCGAAAAGAGAACCGACACTCTCGGCGATGTTGGTGGCTGCGACGGTTGCCGCCCCTTTCAGCTTCTCGGTCTGTATTTCTTTTTTCGCCCGTCTTAGTTCTTCCCGTGCCGTTTCTTTCTGCTGTTGCAAATCCACCACTTCCGCTTTGAGGTTGTCGGCGAGTTTCTGTATATCCCGATAATACTGCTGCGTGGACTTGTGGCGAGCCTTCGAGCCGTCTATGCCCCTTTGCAGCCCGTATTTTGCCATCGCTTCGGCATAGGTATCTTGGTAGGACTTCAAATTCAGCCGTGTCATAATATCGTCTGCGCACAGCCTCACGGTGTCGGTCGGTTTCTTGCGGTATCGCTTCTTCGTCTGTTCCTCCCGTTTCCTGCGCTTGCGCTCTCCCTTGACGATGGGAACGAGCGTAACGTGTATATGCGGTGTTTCCTCGTCCCTGTGCAGGTGAGCCGCCACGATGTTCTCCTTTCCGAACGTGTCGGCGAAGTATTTCAGGTTGTCGGCGCACCACTCGTCCAAACGCCCCTCTTCCTCTATTCGCTTCATGTCCTCGTGCGTTCCCGACACGTTGATGCGGATTGCCCGTACTTGGTTGCTTCCGATTTTGCGTGTCAGCCCCGCTTCTTCCAATCTCTGCTGTATAGCCGCCGAACGGTCTTTCACCCCGTCGGGGTAGTCGATGAGCCTGCGGTTCAGGTGCGTGCGTGTGGGGTCGGCGTTCTTCGGTATGATGAAACGCTCGATGTGTGCGGTCGTTCCGCTGTCGCTGCCGTGCGCCTTTTCCATGTGTAAAACTACAAAACCCATATATTCCTTTCTTTTCTGGCTTGTGAAACAATAAATCTGACTATCTTTGAGGGCGGCGAAATGCCGTCCTCAAGGAGGTGTGCAGAGGGGCTTTCCCCTTGCCTTATTGGGGAATTTTCAGCGATACGTAGTATTGCGGCTCGGAAAATTCCCTAATAAGCTACGGTATTTTCCCCGTAAATACCCTGCGGCGTGCCGTCTGCCTGCCTTTCGGCTATGGCTGTCCCTGCCGTCTGCTTACCCATATAACCCCACCTTATTTTTTCCCTTTCGGTCGGTGGGTGGCGGGGTGGTCGTTTTCGTTTTCAAAGGCTCTTTTGCATGGGGCGGTCGGATACAAGGTTTTCCCGATAAATACGCTCGCAGCGAAGCGAGAGGAAGATTTATCGGGAAACGGCGCAGCCGCCTGACCTTTTAGCCGACGTGAAGCCCCTTGCTCGCTTTGCCTTTGTAAACGGGAATGATTGCCCCGCTCTTGCAGGGGCAGAACCTCCTGCAATGCGGGCAGGCCAACGGCGTTTCTTGTCCCCTTTCCATTATTGCCGATTTTACTTTTCCGATTTTTGACAGTGTAAAACCGGTTACGCTCCTGGCGGTACGTACCAACATACCAATGTTGGTACGTTGGTGTGTTGGCATGTTGGTGTGTTGAAATGTTGGCATGTGGATATATCATCATGCCTGCCAATGTTTTTCGGGGATGCAGCCCGTAAGTAGCGGCACGAACACTGTCGTTTTTTCTTTTCGCACGTGCATAATCCTTTCCAGCAATGCCTTGCGGACTTTCGCCGCCCCGAACGATTCGACACGGAAAGCGAGGGCGGCTATCGTTTCGAAATCGTAAACCTCGATGTAACTTCTCTCCGGTAGGCGGATAAGGCGTTTGATTCCGTACTCTTTCAAAACTCCGCTTTTACAGAGCGCCTTTATCCCTGCCCGAACCGTAGGGGCTACAATCCCGAACAGTTCGCAGATTTCCCGCTCGGTCATGGCGGTTGCACCTATATCGCTCGGCAGGGAGATATTGCCCTGCCCGTCCATCGTGATAATATTCCTTTCTTCTTTCATCGGTATTCTGTTTTTAATTAGATGGCTCGGCAGATATTCTTCTCCATATCCTCCAACTTGTGCGACAAGGTTTCCATGTCTTGGCTTATCTTCTGGGCGGTGATTTTGGCGTATATCTGCGTGGTCTTGATGTTCGTATGCCCCAAAAGACGGCTCACCGTTTCGATGGGTACGCCGTGCGATAAAAGTACGGTCGTAGCGTTCGTGTGGCGTGCCACGTGGTAGGTCAAACGTACCTTGAAACCGCATTGCCTGCCTATCTCTTTGAGTATCTTGTTGCAATTGCCGTTGCTCGGAACGGGGAAAACATGACCGTCCCTTGCCAGTCCCTTGTACTTTTCGATGATATGTTTGGGAACGTCCAAAAGGCGGATGTTCGATTCGGTGTTGGTCTTCTTTCTTCGGGTGATGATCCACAGGTTCCCGTCGAAGAAGGTTTGCAGGCGGTCGGCGGTGAGGTTCTTCACGTCCGAATACGCCAAACCTGTGAACACGGAAAAGACGAACAAGTCCCGTACAAGCTCGTGGGTGGCGTTCTTCATGGGTGCGTCCATGAGCGTCTGTATCTCCGTTCGGGTGAGGTAGCCCCTATCCACGCTTTCGGGAGAGTTGATATATCCCGCAAAAGGGTTGAACGGCAAACGCCCGTCATTCCTCGCAATGGAAACGATGTGTTTCAACACGATCATGTAGCCCCACACGGTATTGGTGCGGCATTTCTTCTCCGTGCGCAAAAAATACTCGAAGTCGTTGATGAACGTGAGGTTGAGTTCCTTTAACGGAATGTCCTCACGCTTGTAGGTATGGGGCAAAAACTCCCGGATATGGTTGCAGACCGTCCGGTAACGGGTAAATGTACCCTGCGCCCTGCCGTGCCCGACTTTCTTGGCGAACTCGGCGTTGTGCTGTTCGAACAGCTTCAGCAAAGTTTCCTGCTTGATGCCGATACCGAGATAGGCGTCTTTGAGCTTGGCGGCGGTTACATAACCGTCCGCCTGCATCAACTCTTGATAGCGGCGGTTTACCTCCACACGGATTTTATCCACCGCAAGGTTGATTCGCTGCGCTTCGACGCTCTTGCCCGAAGCACGGCTGTTCTTCACGTCCCACAGCCGTGGGGGAACGTCCATCTTGCAGCTGAACTGTTTAATCTCGCCGTCCACGGTAAGACGGCACATTAGGGGCAGGTTGCCGTTTGGTTTGGCACTGCCTTTCTTCACGTAAAATAATACTTTGAATGTACTACGCATAACTCACTCCTTTTTTTGGTTACAAAATTAGTTATTAGTGAGTTACCGACCGCTATGTAAATCTACGCAAAACGCAGAAACAGAACCGTTTAGCAAGGAATCCGCACCCGTTACGGGAGTAACGAGGTGGTAACTGAACTCCTGCTCCGTTTGGCTTCGAGGTGGTATTTCGTTGGCTCTATGCAATAGAAAAACGAAGCGTAACGAACGCTCTATCAGCTAATTCGCTACGCTTTGCCCAAATTTACTTTTTCGCTATGGGTTTATTATATGTTGTTGAGTATGGGGATACTTCTGAACGGTAATACCAAAGTTCCCACGCTTAACTTTATATAAACACAACTCCAGGGAACAGGGTTGGCTTATAATATACATTATGTTAGCGACAAAGCAAAAGCGGAGAAAAAAGACAGTCATTGACGGAATAGTAATGCGCCCTGTCTGGACTGAAACATTTAAGAATTTCAAGGTTGGTGAATCAAAGACATTCTACCGACCGGACCTAACCACAACCCAGGCCCGTGTCATAGCTGCAAGGCTGAACACTTCCACAAACATGAAATTTTCTGTCTCTACTGGAGAATTGGAAGAATACTGTATTGTAAAACGGGAGGCGTGAGTTATTGTCTCTCAGATGATAACAATTACAAAGTTAAGCAATCCCAGCAGAGGGTAGTGCCTCCGCTGGGAACAAAAAAACAAACAACCCTATGAACGCAGAAATAACATTCTTCGAGAAATCGGTCACCTACGACAAGTTTGTGACGGATATAGCCGCCCGTCTCGCTTCATTCATGAAAGAGGACAAAGACGATCCGGAATATATCTCACAGCGGAGAGCGGAAAGAATATACGGACAGGCAAACGTACTCCGCTGGAGAAGATCAGGAGCTATCAAACCAATAATAAGACCGGGTAAGATAGAATATCCAACGGCCCAACTGAAAGAGTTAAGCCGTGTAGACGAGATATTCATCAGATGGCAATTGAGCAAAAAGAAAAAATAAACCAACCGTCGGAGTTTTCCGATATCCGCTCCTTTAGCTCAGACAGGTCAGAGCAGATCACTCATAATGATAAGGTCGCCGGTTCAAGTCCGGCAGGGAGCACCGATATAGACGTTCTTTAACATTGTGGATTAAATCCTGCCTTCCAGTAAATAGGCTTTTGCTTGGGCTGGTAGACGGGTCGTTTCAATCGATCAGCAACAAACTGTATGAGGTTATCGCTTCCGGTGTTGTTTAACCGGTGTTGTCGATGTGAGGTTGGGGCGCGTAACGTTCACTTTCAGATGATCCCTTTCGGTGTTACTCGGTCATGGAGTTGGTCAACCGTCGTTACGAATAAGATATATCCCGGACATGAAGGCGCTACGCTGCTGATTGGATCGGCCTCCGGGAACGAATTAAAAAACGTGATTATGAAAGTACTTATTCAAAAAGAAGTAAAGACAAAACGCTTACGTGAAGTAAGAATCGGGGAAACCTTTAAAAAAGAAATGCACATTGCAGAACAGGTAACAACCCTTTATATCATAGGAATCCCCGTTTTCCGGAAGAAAGAATTATTCAGCGATTAATTCCCTGATCTGATCAAGACTTTGATCTACATACAAAACAGCAGTAGCATCCGGTCTTGAATAGGCAAAATGCACAACAGAACCAGACAAGTCGCTTCTTTCGACATAAGAAATAGAATTAACATTCACGATAAATTTGTCTTTCCCAGAATTTAGTTCAATAAACTTGCTCATTTTCTTAATTTTTTTGATTTGACACTACAAAGTTAAGAAAACCCGGTACAAAGGCGCGAAGCTGTCGATCGGATCGGCTGCCGGGGACGAATTTTTACTCAACTAATTCTTTAATTTTTATTGTTTACAGCTAACGAAGTTGGCAAAACCAACTTATCCGTATCCTCTTGTGACAAGCCGATACGGATTCTTTTTTGACTCTTTTTATTTCCATACTATATAACTCGTGGCAATCCCTATCCGGGTATCCTTGCGGTGGTTGGTTAAGAAGACCGTATTGCCACATAACAAACATTGATATGAAAGAAATATTTATTCCGCCTTAGAGATGGTTGGGCGGCCAAATAAACAAGGTGAAAATTTTAATTATATCAACGTGTCTCGCCTAAAAAGCTCACCTGGGTTTACACGCGGATCGAGTCCGCGATTGGCCTCAGTTATTTTTTATTGGTTTAGAATAAGTAGTAATATCGCCGTATCGGCCTGTGACAGGTAGATACGGTTTCCTTTTTGAAACAAATTTAAAAATCAACGATATGGAAACAGAAAACAAAATCATCTTTGTGATGGCCTTGCTTATGGCAATAGGCAGTGGTGTCGGGATGTTCTACAACTATTCCCTTGTTCTCTTCTTTGCATGTGGCCTTTCCTTATTATATGCAATACATAAGGAGGAACGGAAATGAAGGAGATCTACATCAAGAACCCGGACGGCGATCTTTGCTACGACGGAGAAGAAACCAATGATCCAGAATTCGACGAAATGTTAGAAGATTGGAGGTTTGAAATGAACACGTACAACTATTAATAAATAAGAATTATGAATGATTTAGTAAAAACTGAAGAGCTTGACGTTCCAGTAAAGCCTAATTTGGCTCCAGTAGAAGATGCTGTATTTACACTTGATCCCCAAAATCCAAACAAGGCCCTGACGGATATTGACAATGCGATCGTTGTTCCCTTACAGGCGAATATGGAAATGTGGAATCCCGTAAGCGAAGGGGATACGATGGTCGGTCTTCTAAACGGTTTTACGGTTTTGCAAATGCAGAGCATGAGCAACCCGGAAACTACCGAAGACGTTGAGTGCGCGATCTTATACACACCCAAAGATGTTGTCGATCCTAAGACTGGAGAAGTACAAGGCCGTAAACTGGCAAAAGTCGGCATTGCGGCCAAACGCGCTGTGTCCTTTCTTAAAAGCGTACCCCGCTCAACCATGTGGACCATACGCTTTACAGGTGAACAGAAGAATAAAAACAACCAATTCAAGTCAAAGACTTTCGAATTTTATCAAATGACGAAAAATGACAGCAGACGAACTCATTAATATGGCGATAGCCGAAGGCATAGATGTCAGTAGCCAGCCGGCATCTGTGCCGATGTCCATAGATTACACGCGATCATTGAAGGATTATGCCACAGCTGGAGAGATAGCATCTTTTCTTCACGCGCGTAAGAAATCCCATCACATTTACTCTAATACACTTCGCAAGAACGGTATCGTTGTAAAAGAAGATATGGGAAAATACCTTGCATCGAAAGATTATATCAATTCCGGTGCACTCAAAGAGGCCATCAAATCCCCTCTTCATCTTTTTTACGCGGTAGAATCCGGTTGGAAAGACCGCTTGGAGGCTTACGAAAAATCCAAGAACTATTTTGTCCTCGGAGAATTCATTCACCAAGCGATACTCGAACCTCGCAAGTTTTCCAGAGTAGTTGTCGAGCCCGGCTTTAAATTGAATACGAAAGATGGTGTAAAAGGGCTTGTTTCTTTCTGGGAGGACAAACTGGACCAGTCCCAAGAAGAAGATGGCGCACCTGATAAAGAGAAAATCAAGAATATTGTAGTTCAAGGAGGTTTCGATCTGGACAAAATGGACGGCCTTAAACAATATTACGCGGCACTCAAAGCAGCTTCCGGTTTCCAAGCCATAGACGAACCAAACAAACTAATAGTGGATATTATGTACTCGAACTATCGTCGTTACGGAGACGGTTTGTTTTTCGAGCTACTGAAGCATAGCAAAAGGGAAACATCCATCTACTATCAAGATCCAATCTATTCAATTCCGCAGAGAATTCGCCCTGATGCAATGCAGTTTGAAGAAAATATAGGAGCCAATACTATAATTTCAGTGAAGTCCACCAGAGCCGAAAGTATCGGACATTTTACATATCAAACTGCCAAACTCTGTTACGAACTTTCAGAAGGAATGTACTTAGATGTTGCCAGTGCTGTTACAGGTCGGGATTTTAGAAGTACGATCATGATAATGGTTCAAACTATCCCGCCTTTTGGTATTGCAGCATTCGTTTGGGACCCGGAAGATCTCGAAATTGGTAAATACAAATACCGTCAAGCCTTACAAACCGTAGCCGAATGCCGGGAGAAAGGTTTGTATCCTGGATATGATGCGTATGCCGAATCCGGAAATTTTGGGCTTATCTCTATGAAACAACCGGAATGGAACACAAAAGAACTTCATCCGGTAGATATTGATAATTAATTATTAAATCCTCATAATATGGACAAATTTTTAGGACAGGAACAACCCGAAGAAGATAGATGGCAATTTATTCAGGACAATGCCGATGCAATTGAAGAAATTGGTTATACCCATCGTTTTACACCCGAAGAATTAGCACAGAAAAAAGAATCTCTTGCTGAAACTTCTATTGAAATCAACGACATCGAAGAAGAAAAGAAAGAAGTCATGCAAGAATACAAGAAGCAACTGGAGCCTCTTTTGAAACAAAAGAAACAACTTCTTGAGCACATCAAGAAGGGATCGGAGTTCAGAGAGAACGAGCAATGTGCCAAAATTCTTTATCACGACGAAAGGATGGTTGGATATTACAACAAACTCGGAGAGCTGGTTTATTCCCGCCCTATTATGCCGCAAGAAATGCAAAAAACAATTTTCAAAACATTAAAAACAGGAACAAATGACTGAAAACAAATTGAACGTAGTTGTGCCGAAAGACTATAACGGCAAACCTATCGAAGTAGTATTGCGTGAAGGTGAAGCGCCCGTAGCACTTGACCCAAAAGAACAGGAAAGAGTAGTTATCAATGGAACGATAGATGCACCTCTCAGATGGTTGGAAAAGCGTGTCGAACTGATTAATCAGAAATCGACCAATATCATCGTAAACCGTGATAAGATGGGGATAGCATTAACTATTGATGAAACCAACTACTATCAGACTGAAATCAAAGGTATTTTACAGGCTTCCAAGGAAATGCAGGAGTTCGGTATCAATACTGATAAAAAATGGGAGCCTATTAAGCTATCCCAGTTCTTCAAGATGCACCGTGCTTTCTTCAAGGACAAATCTGAAAACATGATACTGGTTTCCACTTTGAAGAACTTTAAAGCAAAGGTAAACCAAGACATTGAGCGCAGCAAGGAGGAAAACGGCAGCAAAGTTGACAGCTACTCGCAGGTGGTTGATTCCAATCTGCCGAAATCATTCAAACTGAACATCCCTCTTTTTAAAGGCTTTGCCTGTGAAGAAATCGAAGTTGAGATTTACGCGGATGTAGACGGTAGAGACGTATCTCTTTCCTTAGTATCTGCCGGTGCGAATGAAGCTATCGAGGAATACAAGAATAAAGTGATTGACGAACAACTGGATGCTATCAGACAGATTGCACCAGATATTGTAATCATAGAAGTTTGATTATGGAAGATTATTATGATTATATCCCCGATTGGGCGATAATAGAAAAGTAGTTGGTTTTTCATGGTATTTAGAATCTTTACAGCGAAGAGCCTGTGAAGGCGTAAGCGGTAAACTTGGGCGGCCAGTAATCAGGGATGAAACATTACGGAGTGCGCACGATGTAAAGAGGCCGGTTCGATGCCGGCGTCGCCCACAAACCCTTTTAGTGAAAACCTTCAAAAAAATGTCAGAAGTAGAGCGAAGATAGCGCAGGTGTTTTCCGCACGGCATCGGTTAGCCGTTGACTCTATCTGAAAGGTGATGCGAAATTGACATAGAAGGTATGACGGAAGTGAGCAGCACTTTAACTGCACCTTGTATGTGCCCCGGATAACATGGTCCGGGGCTTTAAAATGAAGCTAATTTTATACATCATGAATATAGAAACAATCAACAATTGGACAGAGGCGCTTTCTCTGGTTGTCTTGATCTTAGGTATCATGGCTATTCTTTACATTGGATTATGTCTCATTAATCAAAAAAGAAACAGAAAATGGTAAATAGTAAACAATGCAAGGAAGCAAAGCCTAAACGTCTCTCTATCTCCCTGCTTCAGCAGAGATTGGACAAAGTTTTTTCCGAATACATCCGTCTACGAGATGCAAATGAAAACGGTTTCTGCCGATGTGCAACATGTGGCGAAATGTGGAGATGGCAAATAATGCAAAACGGTCATTACATAAGCCGACAGCATATAAAAACCAGATACGACGAAAGGAACTGTCATTCACAATGTTTTAATTGCAATATCGGCTTACGAGGCAACTTAGATCGGTATAAGCGATTTATCATAGAAAAATACGGGGTAAAGGTTCTTGAAGAACTGGAAACAGCCAAGAAAGTCATTGAAAAATGGACCATTTCTGATTATCAGGAGAAGATCAAATATTACAAAGCTGAAGTCAATCGGCTAAGAAAAGAGAAAGGACTTTAAAATGGCAAAGACCGGATTCCCCTTTTATAGAGCCGAGACAGATCGTTTTCAGGATATCCGGATCAAACGACTAAAAAAAGAGTTTAAAGGAGCCGGCTATGCTGTTTACTCATATATACTCAATGAAATCTACCGAGTAAAAGGTTGCTTCCTGGAGTGGGACGAAAGTACTGCCTTTGACGTATCTGAATACTGGGATCTGAAGGAAAGCCAAGTTGAAGAAATTGTGAAATACTGTTGTGCAATCGGGCTATTTGATAAAGGACTATTCACAAACGGGAGAGTAATAACATCACGGGCAATTCAGATAAGATACATTGAGATGAATAAGCTGGCAAAAAGAAATAGTTTTGATATTCCAGACAACATCTGTCTTATTCAAGAAGAAATGCAAAGACTTCCAGAAAAAACAAGAAAACTTCTGGAAGTTTCAGACAAAGTAGAGTATAGTAGAGAAAAGAAAAGTAAAGAAAAGTATCCTCCCCCTCTATCCCCCGCAGGGGGAAATGGAGGATGCGGAAATAATCTTTTTTCTAAAGATTCCAATACAGATGGGATAGAAAGAAACTTCGAAGGACTGACCAACAGGCTGAACAGATTATTTATCCCTCCAGACGAGTTCAACATCATTTGCCAATTGTCGAACAATGGAGAAATAGGGCATCCCATTTGGACCATAATCCAAGCTGCTGAACGAGGAGGAGCTCGGCTGCACTCTCCCGGCAAATATATTATTTCAGAACTCAAAAAAGCAATCAAGAAATGAAAATCAATGTTTTCAAAACTCAATGTAAAATAGGTTCATCTGTCAAATACAAACAGAAAACAAGAAAAGTTGTCGACATAAACCGAAGTACCAATGAGGTTTGTTTAGACCACCGTCTGTGGGTTCGTTGTACAGAGGTTGAGTTATTAACATCGGAATAAAAAATATATGATCATGCAAAAAGACTGGAAATTAGAAGAAATAAAGCGTCTCGAAAAGGAACGCGACAGGAACTTGGCAATACACTGTAACTATGTGGCTGCCAAACATCAAAGACTGATCGACAGACTGGAAAAGGAAATCAATCAAGACACGAAACATTAATACATCTATAACTACCTAAAATTTAAAAACAATGAATGTTAACATCAAAAATTTAAACCTGTCGGTAATCATGCCGGCGATCACCAAGAGTGGCCAACCCGTATGTAACGACCGCGTATCATCTGAAAAGGACAAAGTAGAGCACGCCAGCGGACTGTATCTAATCTACGAAGACGGACACGCAGAGCCGTTTACCGGCGATAACTCCAAAGATTGTGTACGATACATCGGGTTGAAGCACGGATACATGTCATTTGCAATCTCACTGACGGAGCATGATAACGTACAATTGCTTGACGATGATAGCCGTGAAGAATCCGGAAGTGGGACATATTACGAACGTGAATGTGATGCGCTGTTTGATTTTGACGGACAGAAAAATACGGAACGCCTTGTAGCCAGAAATCCAAAATTGAGAAATCTGCTGGAAGATGGCGAGTATATACCATCTCTTGGTCAATTAAATTTAATGGCCCATTATATGGACGAACTAAACAAAGCATTCGCTTATGTTTCGGCATCTCCCCTCTCCTCGGCGTGGTATTGGTCCAGTACTGAGAACAGCCAGGGCCGCGCGTGGTGCGTGTACTTCTCCAATGGCAACACGGGCAGCAACAGCAAGTACAACAGTGTCAGGGTTCGGGCGGTGGCAGCATTCACTTTTAAACTTTAATCTTTTGGTGCGCTCCTTTTGGAGCGTGCCTTTAAAAATCAACATTACACAGAGAAGGCAATAAAAAAAAGAAATCAAGATGGGACAAGTTAAAGGTTTTAATGACATAATTGCTGATTATTTGAAACAACGAGCAGAAGAAGATACCCTGTTTGCTCCAAAGTTTGCCAATCCCAATAAGAGTATTGATGAATGCTGCCGTTACATTTTAGGAGAGGCTCGTAAACGAGGAACTGCTGTTGCAATGAGTGACTCGGAAGTCTTTGGACTGGCCGTGCACTACTATGATGAAAAGGATATCAAGATAGAAAAAGTTTCTGCCGGTTGTTCTGTTTCTTCTTCTCAGAAAGTAAAACTAACAGAAGAAGAGAAGAAAATAGCCCGTGAAGTGGCTATCAAACGGTTAGCCGAAGAGCAATACCAATTGCTTAAAAAGAAGCCGGCGAAAAAGAAAGCAGATACAAATGTCCAACAAATGAGCCTGTTTTGATATGAAGCCGAGAACGAAATTGGAAAAGCTGGTGACGGAGTTAAGCGGAAAACTGCCTGCCATCACGAAGGAACAGGAAGACTGGGCCAAAAAGCATCTGTTTGATCATTTTGCCTACAAATGTAAGGATGAGCTATGGTGTTCCGAATGTGGTAAGATGTGGGTCAATACGAGTAAAGATAAATTGGGTGACAAAATCGAATGCCCTTATTGCCATCATCAATTGGACGTAAAGGTCAGCCGGAAGCAGAAGATCCATGAAGAGGCGTATATGTCCATCCTGCAAGTGAAAGGCGGGTTCCAGGTGATCCGGCATATACTATGTTGGAAAAATATTCGGAAGGAAACTTCTCCGGTGTGTTATGATTTTACAGAAGTGGTTCAAGAGTGGATTCGTGAAGACGGAAAACGTACGATCATAGCCCGACCGATTAATATGGGCAGTAACGGATTTGTATATAGTTCACCTCTCAGTATCAAAGGAGAATATGGAAGTACCCCCTATAACTATTACGGTGATTTATATGCGATACATGGAGAGCTTTATCCAAGGAAAGAATTACTGCCGGAATTAAAAAAACGGGGACTGAATCGACGGTTCCCAGATGTAACTCCGTCGAAATTGATACGTGACTTATTGAAAGGTGGTAACGATTCGGAATTGTGTCTGAAGACCGGGCAAATCCCCATGCTGAAGCATATGTATAGAAACGGCTTCTATCACCTTCGCTATAAACCGTCGTTCAACATCTGCAACCGCAACCATTACATCATTAAGGACGCTTCTATGTGGGAAGATTATATGTCTTTGCTGTCTTACTTTGGTAAAGATATGCGTAACGCCCACTATGTCTGCCCTAAGAACCTGAAAACTGCACATGATAAACTACTAAAGATAAAACAGGTACGTGAAGCCAGGTTGAGACAGGAAAGGGATCGAGCACAATCTATCAGTAAGCGTGAAAAGTTAATGAAGGATATAGCCGGCTTCTACGAGCGGATGGAAAAGTTCTTCGGATTGAGAATCGAAGAAGAGGATATAACCATCCGCCCTTTGGAAAGTGTCACCCAGTTTTATCAGGAAGGTAAGGCCATGCACCATTGTGTGTATCAGAACGGATACTATAGACGGCCGGAATGCCTGATATTGTCGGCAAAGGACACGGCTGGAAAACGATTGGAGACGATAGAGGTAAACTTGAAGACACTGGATATCGTACAGTCCCGATCCTTCTGTAACGGCGTAAGCGAGTATCACGACCAGATAGTCAAACTGGTGAAAAAGAATATGAACCTGATTCGTCGTAAAATGATTGCATAAAGAAAGTAAAAAATGAGGTACGCATTAAGAAAGCAGGATAAGATTGCGGCTGCAATAGGTGATGATTATTTGAAAAATCATATCCTCAAAAGTCTTGATAGTTTCTTCCGAAAGAGCAATGATGAATGTATAATCAGTTCTGTTGAATTGGACACCTATCAAACCGAATCAGGAGAAAGTTATGCCGTGTTAAGAGTTAATGACCTTGCAGATGATAACGCAATGTTGGAGTTTGCGGTAATTGGGAAAGAGTTCGATGTTTTAAAACTTGCCTTTTTAGGCAGAATGAAAGGATAGAACAATGAAAATAAGCAAGAAAGTTCTCAAGGGGATTAAGTCAGAGGCACTTCGATTGAAACAGATATACGAAGCCCCGAACCCCGAAGTTGATAAAATTATTTCCGAATTACGTGAGGAAGCAAAGGGGAAGCCGGAAAACATGAGCAAGGATGAAGAAATTGCCTACATCCTCGGAAATGCTGACGAAAGGCATTGCAGCGAATGTGTACACTACGAGGCTTGCCCGAACTGTCAGATGTACTGCAAAGCTCTGCAACGGAGAATAACAGCAAGGAAATCTGCCAAGAACTGCAAGTATTACAAATCATTTATCAAGGAGGTAAAGAAATGACAAAAATAAAATTGAATTGGGCATACGCAAAAGGCGAATTTGACACCGATACATTGAAACTGATATGTATTCCGGCAAGAGGGAAGCGTGTGTTGGGTCCCGATGAATTGGACGCAGAACTTTGTATCAAAGATGGCATGAACTACCAAATAGCAGAAATCCATTTGGGAGATGTGGAAAGTTCCAATGTCCTTTGCAATGAGATAGCAAGGCGATGGAATGAGTTTAATTCACGGACTAATATTAACTCAGTATGGCATGATGCAAGGGAAATTATTGTAAAGATGGGATATGTCTTAGTTGAGTTTAAAACAAAACGTGGTGTATCTTACAATATATGGAAAATTGCGAATGTAGACGTAGTTTCTTATTGGAACACATTCATAACAGAAAACAAGATAATAAGGTATGCCTACATCGAAGACTTACTACCTAATACGGAGGAATGAATATGAATAAAATAGAAAAACTTATAGAGAAAAAGAGTGTCCTGGAAGAGAGATTGTATAAAGAAGAGCGCAGAGAAATTGAAATGTTGAATAGAAGAGGTTTTGGATATGCGATGCGACATGTCAAAATTGGTTTCTCTACACGAAAATCAGATGCTCTCAAAGAACGCATTAGAATTATCAGTGAACAAATTAACGAATTAAAGAAGTTAAATGAAAGCGATAACAATTAAACAGCCGTGGGCAAGCCTGATTGTGTCCGGGCTGAAAGATATAGAAAACAGGACTTGGAACTGTCCTAAGAAATACTTAGGTAAGAGGGTGCTGATTCATGCAGCAAAGACCTCAGTTAAGGAGGGATGGAGCGCACTTAACGGAATGCAAATAAAGAAAGTTTCCAAACACAAGGACAAACTTTACGGAGATAATGAAGATTTGCCGAAAGGTGCCATCATCGGCAGTGTCGAGATAGTCGATTGCATTCAGAATCACCCCTCACCGTGGGCCGAAAAGGGCGTGTGGAACTGGGTGCTGGCTAACCCTATTTTATTCCCCGAACCAATACCGGCTAAAGGCAAGTTATCTTTCTGGGAATATGATAAAATTTTAGAGCCTGTGTCTGATGGCGATCATAAAATTTGCATGTGCCGTATATGCGTGGATGAAAAAGTTCAGGTGATGAGTATGGGGAATTATTTTGTATGTAAATATTGCGGTGGACGCTGGTATAAGTAAATCTATAACAAAATGGAATTGAACATTATGGATAAAACGAAATGTATCACTTTCGATCCGGTAGCACAAGAAGCATTGCCGGATCATATTAAGGCTAAAATGAAAGCAGATCGAGATAAAGCCAAATTAGAGGCATATCATAAGCAATGCCCTTGCTGGAACAGTCACAACGATAGTTGCTATGATGATAATTGCCCTTGTGATAGAGATTGTGAGTATATGAAAAGTTTCAATTCTAAAAAGAAATGAACCTAATGGACAAGGTGCAACAATCAATAGATTTTCTTCGGAAGCTGGAAACAGACGATCCTTATAGTCTTGGTTTCTCCGGCGGTAAAGATAGTGTCGTTATCCTGGACCTTGCCGAACGTGCCGGTGTCCGGTTTACGGCTACCTATGCCAATACGACTGTCGATCCGCCGGGAACAATATCTTTTATTAAGACAAATTACCCACAGGTGGTTATCCGTCATCCGGAAAAATCATTCTTTCAGCTTGTAAGCGAAAAAGGTTTTCCATCCCGGATGCGCAGGTTCTGCTGCGAAAAACTAAAGGAGCGATATGGTATAGGTAAAAGGACGATTGAAGGTATGCGAGCAGAAGAAAGTTCGAAACGTGCATTGTATGAGCCGGAGCAGTGTGATAGTAGAAAGTGGATGAAGGGTGCAAAGCATATTTTACCGATCTTATCCTGGACGGAAAATGATGTATGGCGGTATATCCGTAAGCGTGGGCTGCCTTATTCAAAATATTACGATCCACCTTACTGTTTAACCAGACATGGTTGTGTAGGTTGCCCTCTGGCTACGGTACATCAAATGCAGGCAGAATACAAATTGTTCCCCGGTTACGCCCGGCAGATGATCCGATCAATCGGAAAGTACATGGATAATAAACCGGACAATGCAATAGCGAGAAACTTCTCTGATCCTTGCGAGGCATTTTATTTCTACCTGAACGAGATGTCGATGCAAGATATACGACGATTAAAGAAAGGTTTGTTTGGATTCAATGCCAAACAAATTATTGAAAAAGAAATATTTCAAACTAAAAAGATATGAAGCAAGTTACTATTGGCGATAAACCGTTAATGCAAATATCAAAAGAAGATATTTTGCAATTGGCTATAATGCAAGGATGCTGTGCTCACTTAGAGTATTGGAATCCTCCTGTTTTGTTAGAATATAATAATACAATGTTTTCTGATAGCGTTTGGATAACATATCAATCAACCAGAAAAAGTGATAGCATTAAAAGCGACGTTCTTGTTTTCTTTTTCAACGTAAGGGATATTTCTTATCATTATCATAGAGAGAATATGACAGAACAGTGGTACGGAAGACGTCTTAACTTGGACGTAATCAAGTTTTTGATAGAAAAAGGATATGATGTCCCTATTTATTAATCCAAATTTAAGAAGAAAGGAGTTAAAATATGATCACAAAAGAGACAGCCCGTGAAATATACAATTGCTATCAGCAGATTGAGGAAATAGATAAGCTCAAGGATGATATGTTAAAAGAAATAGAACGTATCAAAAAGAAAAAAGAAGAGGATAAAAATCCTATTCCAACCATAAATGATAGTAGCTTTGGCAGATATGGGAAAGGCATGCAGTTGGGTATTCCAGACAGCAATGGTTATTCATCCATGCGCATTTTTTCAATATCTCCATCTCTCGGATTAGAGGTTATGGATGAACAAAGAAGTAACCTTGAAAAAAGGTTGGGAGAGTTAGAGACTATTGCAAAATTAGAGATGGGCAAACCTATTTAAAGATAATTGAGCTATGAAAACTTTAAAACAATGGGAAAAATCAGGCTTGGATTTAGAGGATTTTATTCATCCCGGAGATTGGATAAGTGAAGACCTATACAATTATATTGGAGAAATCGTTTGTCCGTATTATTGTTCAAAGGACTTAATCCAAGGAGGCGATCCAATTAAATCGGAAGATGGAGTATTGTTTTTACTGTACCTGCCATCATACTGAGGATGATAGATATCTATATCTTGGTATTCTTCCGGAGTTTAAGCAGTAACTACCATAACTAAAGAATCATGAAACTAACAAAAGAAGAAGACAAAGTTGTTTGCAAGTTCTTGAAGAATATTGCAGACGAAGGTGGAGAACAGTTATTAAAGCTGACTCAGTTCATGTTACTCCGATGGTCAGAAGAAGGCATTCGGATAAATGCTGGCGAAATTGCTTTAGCCCAGGTGATCAACCATGAAGGAGAACAATACAGTACCCGTATGGTTATTCAGTACTCAAAAGTTGGCGAGAAGACTTTGGAAGAACGGGCATATGAGATAGCAGACCGAATGATTTCTTCAGGATCAGATAATTGTGATATCCGAGAGGAATTGAAGAAAGCTATATTAGCAGGATACAACTTGCATCAGGAGGATTTCAATGATGAATGACTTAAATAGGACTACCCTAAGACAATCTTAGGATAGTCTTACGAATCAACGACATTTGCACTTTAGGAAACGATATATTTCCTTCTGTACTAAATGTGGGAACCTTTTAGCATAAGCTAAACTTGAAAATTGGCCTTTGCCGTTTTTACCAATTTTCCTAATTATAATTATTTTATTTCTCATAAAAATATTGTCCTATTGTTTTGTAGGACAGTGTAAATATAGAAAGTGATTTTTATATGACAACAATCGGAGTAAGAATGTTTAATATATTAGTAATCGGACTATTAAGATTAAATCTCCTCAAATATTATTTGATATTTCCAAATTAGAATTAAGAATTTATTAATCTGTCTCAGATTTGGTCACATAAAATAAAATATTACGAACATGCGCAAACAGTAATTACTATATTGGTAAAAAAACAGTTCGGAGCCGGCACGAAATAGAACCCGATTAGGCTCAAAGCACGAAAAAATGAATCCTAATCACATATTTGACAAACTACCGCTAAACTGTAAATTTAGCGGTAGTAGTTCACCAAATCTTATAATATCCCCCAATCCCCACATAAGGCGACAATCCATCTCGACCAATCCCATAACCGGCCATGATACCTATTCCCCAGCGACGGGATGACTGCCGTTTCGTGATATACATTGTTTCCTGAAAAACATCAATACTATCAAGCGACGGATTGTATCCCGATACCCAAGCATGATAATCGTCCGTCAAGTATTCTTTCTGAGTGATCGGTACCGGCACATAGATCGTGTCAATCTTATCCTGCCCTTTCTCTTTAATGACGATCGGATAGGGTATTTCGACCTCTCCTACTTCGATTTCAAAGGAAGCTACCGGCAGAACCGTTCTCAAGGTGTCAATTACCGTATCACGTTCAATTTGTACATTTTTTACACATGTACTCCGAATATGGGGGCTGTCCAA